AGTTCCAAGTCCTACTTCAAATTCAGCTGTTCCACCATTAAATATTGCATAGTAAGTTGTATTACTATTTCCTATTCCTTGAGCAAATGTTTCAAAACCAGTTACTGCAGAAGCAAAAGTTATTGTTCCTGTACCAGTAGTCGTAGTTGTTTGTTTTACTCTGTCATTTAAAACTAAAGCCATTTATATCCTTATGCCATACTTATGATTGCATTAGCTGGTGTACTTGGATTAGGGAATGAAATTGTAAAAGTACCATTAGTGGCAGTTTTATTTCCTCCAAAATCTAATACAACACATAATTTGTCTGCGTTGGTATCATTGTAAATAGCTGCAAATGCTGCGGTAAATGTAGCATTAGGTAATGCTGAATCAGCAAAATCAACAGACGCTACTGCAGTACCTGAAGCAACCGCTTGTGACCCTAAAACTTTTCCTGCTGCTGTATATCCAGTATTAGAAGCACTTACTTCATTTGTAGTTAAGTAAGCTGTGCTTGAAGTACTATACGGATTAGATGTGTACAAAGCTATTTTAAATGAGTTTCCTCCGTTTGCAAAATTATGTGTTCCCGAAAAGAGTTCTCCTCTAAATGCGAACGGTATTATATTTGCCATATTATTTTATCTCCTTAATTAATTTATTTATTGCTCGATGGATTTTTTGAGTCCAATACAGTACGAATAACTCCGTCGCTGTACTCGTCTCTGCGTCTACGACCTTGTACTTCAATCGCGTACGACATCAATGCTTTTTCATAAGCTTGATTGTAATATTGTATCATATCCTGCGGACCTTTCAAGTACCCATATGTGTTTACTAAACAAGCGTATAAAAGTAAATCTTGGTATTTATTAGACAAATAAGTACCATTAGTAGCGGCCGGAGCAGCTGGTGGTTGTGTTGTACTTGTAATAGTATCTGGTTCTTTATTATAAGCTAAAGTAATTGTATATGTTTTATCAGGAGTAGGTGCTACTACCCAAAAATTTGAATCCCAATTACCATAGTATCTAGGTATATCAACAGAAGAAGAATTAGGAGTTACATAATATTCTGCCATAAAACTTGTATCTCTTTGTTCTAAATAAAATTGATTATTTTCAGAATCTGTTAATTGAACATATCTAATAAATCTTAAATCGTCTGGAATAGTTACATATCTGTTTCCAACTACCAAACTAGAAGTTGCAAAATATCTTTCCTCATCTGCATCAACTTCTCTATATATTTTATTTTCTGCATTAATAATTATTGTTGAAAGAACTGAATCACTCAGTACATTTTCTGATACTTCTGTGTAACTTCTAATATCTGTTTGTAAATTTGCTAAAGTATATGTCATTATCCGTTTATCACTCCTAAGGTTACTGGTCCTGCAGAGCAATTTGCTCCACCTCCTTTTACACCACTTGTTGTTGCAGTGCTAGTACTTTGAAAATAAAAATAATTAATTGGATTACTTAAAACGTTTGTAGTTGTAGCTCCTGTAACAGTTCCATTTGCATCTATTTTACCCAAAGCAATTGTAAAACCATTTACAGAATCAATATCAGACACATTAGAAATATTATTAATAGGAGCAAATGATTGTAAATTTAAAGCGTCTGCTGGATTTTCTCCTCCAGGTCCTGGTGATACTACTTGAGCAGGTCCTCTTAATCTAACAACACTTCCAGCTTTTCTTTGATGATCTAATGAATAAACATTTACATAAGTAGTAGTATTATATTTAATAATTTCAAACGGATTGTTTTCTAATAAAATTAAACTAACTTTAGAAGCTGGTTGTGGTCTTGGATTCCATAAAGCTTGTGGATCTGAACCTACTGGTTTTGGAGAAAGCTGTGGTTGTTTTGCTTCGTACTCAGAAAAATGAACTAAAGATCCATTCCACTCTCTAACCATTTCAGAATAAGGAAATTGCATTCCTGATCTATCAGAAATTGCTAAAGCATATTTGCCTGAAGCGTAACCACCCATTATACACCATCCCCATAAAATGTTTGTGGAGAAATGAAACTAGATGTGCCTTGGTTATCTGCATCCAATGCTCTTAACATTTCACTTTCATATCTTCTTTCTAATTCTCCAGCTCTTTCTGGTGAAACTTTTTGACTTAAATAATATGATAATCCTGAAATCATACATGGATAAAATCTATTGACTACATCTGAAGTATTTGTATATCCACCAACGTCTTGAATTTTAGACATATAGTAAAAACAAAATTGAAAATTACTTGGTGTAGATGTACTAGAAACACTTGAACTTGGTGTTGCATATAAAAATATACTAGGATTTACACTTCTATCAACATAGTATTGAGAAGGTGTTCCTTTTGTTAATTTATTTGGAGTTTGAGAATAAGCTGACCTAGCTATTTTAGTAAGTGCAACATCAACTGGAGCTGCAGTATTTGAATTATTTCTATAGTAAGCTTCTAATACTTCATTGATATCATCTGGAAAATTTTGTGAATCAGTTGCATAACTATATTCTGCTTGACCTTCTACTAAAGGTATTTTAGCAAGTTTTATTTTCCATAAATGAACACCTCTATTAGCCCATTCTTGGAATAAAATATTTAATGATCTTCTAGCACTTCTTAATTGATAACCAGTTCTAGTTCCAAGAACTCCTGTTCTTTCATAAGCTTCTTCAATAATGTCATCCATTTGTGGATCAAAAGAAGTAGTTCCAGAAGTAGGGGATGTAGTTTGTGCACTATTACCCATTCCTACAGTTAAGGCATTACCTGATAAAGAATTATAATAAAATAAAACTGGTGCGCCTACTGTTCTTACTGGAGCGACAACAATAGTTGTTTTTGCTCCTGCTTGTCCAGCAGTTCCTGTAACTGTTACACCTGTTGTATAAGGTGCTATTGCATTGGGTAAGTTACCATCTTTAGTACTTGAAAAGCCTAAAGTAAAATTAGCATTACTATCATCTGATTGATCAAATACATAAGTATCACCTTCTTTTAAAAAAAGTACAGGACTTACTTCACCATTAATAAAAAATTTATTAGCAGTGCTAAAGGCATTTGTGCCACTTGCGACGGTGACTGTAAAAGTAATAGTCGCCATTATAAACCTACGCTCCGGTTATTGTTACAGTAACGCTTCCGTCTGTTCCACCTGTTTGAGTAAGTGTAGCAATAAGACCAAGTTTAAATAAAATACCTGAACCGGGAACATAAACTTCTAGTCCTTCAGTTTCATATCTGTAAATAGCTTTTAAATTTCCCGCACCTGCTGCACCTGCAGTAGCTGCATCATGGAAAGATAAAACAGAACCTGCTTCTCCTCTACCTTGAATAGATGTAACTCTAGTTCTACCTACTTTTAATGCAGAAGCTGCACCTGTAGTTTTGTTAAGGGTTGTTTGGTCGCTTGAAAATGAACTTCCACCTGACATATTTTTCTCCTTTAAATTTTAGTGTGGGCCAAAGCCCACACTTAATTAATTATTATTATACTAATTCAGGTTGTGATTCACCCGCTCTAGCATTGTCTACCATAGTGTAGAAAAAAGTACCTGTTACAGTTCCGCCAGTTGCTGCTGAAGAACCTTGATTACCAGTAACTTCTACATTAGCTGGAACACCTGTTCCTATTACTAATGCTCCTGCTCCTGATTGAGAAGCACCTTTAAGATCTGCATCTAGTTCATTAAAAAATCCATCTGGATCAGCTGCTGTTCCGATATCAACAGTTGGGTTAGTACCACCTGTTGCACCACCTAAACTAATAAATGAATTAGGTACGGCACCTTTTGGTAATTTAAAAATTACACCTGTTGTTGCTGAAGTTCCAACTCTAAGTGGTACTGCTGTAGCACCTACTGGGTTAAATGAAACTATTGCAGATAAATTTACATTAGACGGTGTAACGCCTGATGATTTATCTTGTCCGCCGTATGATCTTATGATTCCTTGAAACGATGTTGTTGCCATGATTATATTCTCCTAGTTGTTTGCATAGAGTCTCTAGGCCGTAACGCGCTATACTTCACGTCGCCATGCAAGTTAATTATGTATAGTGTGATATTTATATCTTACTTTTGAATAGAGTGCAAGAGATCCTACAGTAAAAGTGCGATTTCAGCGATGTAGCTTTTGATCTAAGTAGCT